GTATTCTCTGAGCATAATACCACTTACTCTAAACAACTCCGAATCGGACGATTTCCAACTTTGAATTCCTACAAGTTGAGGTCTTTGGACCGGTTGTTTAGGTTTGTCAATTAGATACCACTGACCGATCGAAGGATCTTCCGATTAAACGTTTTCCCAAACGTCGGTTGCTGTTGGGATCGATTGGTTAGGACCGTCATTTCAGAAAAGGTTGAAATGGCTTTGACCCCAAAGATGACTGCGCTTACATTCTCAGCTGACGATGAAGCGTCACTGGAGAAGGCTGTCACAGAAGCTCTCGCTGGTTCGATGGAGCTCAATATGGGTATAAGGCGATGTGCTGCTTTTCCGGCCACCAACACTGAAGCGTTTCTTTGTGAATTAACAACCAAAGAAACGAAAACCTTTGTCGGTAAATTTACTGATAAGGTGCGTGGGCGAGTTTTTGTCGAACACGCTGTTATACATTCGATGTATATTCCAGTGATTTTGAATACCACCGATGCTATAGCTGAATTAAAGATTAAAAATTTAGCTACCGGTGATGAACTCTACGGTGGAACCAAGGTAAATTTAAACGAGGCGTTCATATTAACTATGACATGGCCTCGATCATTGTTCGCGGATGAGGTTAATAAGCATAAAGGGCTCTACTTAGGTGGAGTGGTTTCCTGTGCTCCTCACGTTCCGAAGTCCGCAAAAATTGGGATGTGGTACCCCATGTGGACTGAAAAAGTCTCTGCCAAGCAGCTGTATCAAGATACAGCAAAAATTACAAATACTAGGGCATTGGAGGCTTACACTCGAACAATGATAAGCAGCGATAAAGAAATGCGTAGCCTATTGAGAAGTCGTGCCTCAATAGATATTGCCGCCAAGACAAAAGAGAATCCCGTGCTGTGCTCACAGTACGTTAATTTGCTTGATCAAAGAGTTGAAGGTGTTGATTTTACCGTCAAGCAAATTAAACCAGCAAAGGCTGATTCCCTTCAGATTGAGGAGGATTCCAGCAGTGAGACTGTAGTTTTGAAACCTAAATTGGTTTCTAACGATAGTGCTGCTGTCGATGTTGACAAGCCATCTGTCCCAGCAAGTAGGAACTTGCTGATTGCCTGATTGTTGTTGATAGATTACCATTTCCAGACATGGGGAGTTCTTAGAAAAGGGGGGAGTACCTCGGAGTGACTCGAGTATTAAGTTAGTGAATTCTTTAATGAAAGATAAGCTGCTTCTTGAGCTTACCTGAGATGTATGAGTACTTTGACTAAGAATCCAGACCAACCATCCAACGCCATGTCTGCAAACAGGGGAAGAAATGGTATTTCCAACAGCAACAGAGGTTGCCCAAATTGTTTTGACAATTTGGATGCCGCTGCTTCTAATTGCACGCGATGTAATCCCGCAGTGTCCAACCGCCAGCGTCGTAACGCTAGGCGAGCCGCAAATTTCCGCAATCAGCGGAAATTTGACGGGTTGAGAGCTTTGCAGGCTCCAGTTCCATTACCTGTGGTACCAGTACCACAACCTGCTACACAGCGCAATTTGCGCTTACCGAATGGTCAGGTCTGGGTAACCAGAAAACCGACCGATTGGGCAGCCAAGGTTAATGATGCCAATGACGCGATGTTATTGAAGACCATTTTTGATGGTATAACCGAAATCAAACCGGACACTAAGGTGTTCCGTGTTCTTATTGGTTTCGTCGCCATGTCTGATGGGACATTTGGGCTTGTGGATGGGGTTACCGGTGATACTGTTCCTGAACTACCTATTATTGGTAGATGGAGTTTCCAAAGGGACGTATACCGAAGCCGAGATATTGGGCTCGATGGACAACCTGCTGATCAGCTATCAGAGAAAGCTGTGGTATGGTGCCTCAACACTAACAAACGTGCTGAGAAGCGGGTAAGATTGGCTGACTTTTGGGTCGCCATTGCTAAACCGAAGCCGTTAATGCCCCCTCCAGATTTTCTGGTTGAGGACAATTGACTGGTTAATTACCTCGAAGAAAACTTCGAGGTGCCTCACATTTTACCGACTATTGTTGGTTCATGTGTGAGATGCGGATTCCGCCCACGGAGAGTGCCAGACGCACGCTATTTGTGGTGTGGCATGTGCAAATATTTGCACTATGCATAGTTACCTCGCATCCGGGTATAAATCTATGAATTTCGCTAGAACATTCCGAATCGGACGATTTCCACCTGAAAAGGTGAGACCTTTGGGTCGATGTTCTAATGGTTCCGTTAATAATATTGATTATTAACGATGCCTCCAATTAAAGAGATGC